GAGTGCTTGCAAAGCCTACGGGACTTTGCTGCCCCTCAAATGTGCCTCTTTATACATATCTTCCAAAGTAATTAATACTTCTATAAAATCTTTAGAAAATGGTGAACATCTTTTTCTCTGTTCCAATGTAGTGTTAGATTTATGGTTAGGATTTTTATCACCTTTAATTTTTTCTGAATATAATTTTTTATATTTCTCTTCTTTCATATGTAATCCACTACACTTTGTAACATTTTTTATGTCACTTTCTGTATATAAAGGTTCACCTGGATATTTTTTTTTATATTCTTCAGATGTTATACCATGTGAATTTAAATGTCTACCATAAATTCTTTTAGATATTAATCCACATATTTTACAAACTATGAAATCATTATTATTTTCTTCTATCATAACTTTTATTCTATATATAAATATTTTTATATGGCATTTTGACAATCAGGTAAAATTATGATAATTTACTTATAATCTTATATAATAAAATTTTCACTTTTTCTAAAAAAGTTAATTTTCTATCATTCTTTAAAGAATCATAATATAGTATACCTATTGGAATTTTTATTATTTTTCCATCACACTCAATATTAGCTAATGTGTTGAAAGTCAGACATTTACCTGTCTGACGGCTCGCCATTAGTATGCTCCTCGGATTCTTAGTGTATAGATCAATGATATCTTTTTGATAGTCGCGAAGTTTCATTGGTCCAATAGTTCCATCTTCTCTTTTAATTTGACAATATTTTTCAGCAAAGTATTGAACACTTATTTTACATTTTACATATTCTTCAAATTCAAAATCAGTCATAGCAAATGTTAAATTTGCTTTACGAATACCTCTCATATTAGAGAACCAAAGTTTTTCGTGTCTATTTAAACGCTTTCCTAAATTTTCTCTTAGTGTAATATCATCCACAATCTCTGTGGTTAATACATAGTCATCTGTTTTTTCAGCCATAAATAATTTTTTTTATTTTACCATAATGTTCATTAGTCAAACCAATCCAACCTTTACATTGAACAATATTATTAACATATGGTATTATATCATATATTTTATCATCAATAACAACATATTTATCATATTCATTATTTGATAACCAATCTTTTATTTCTAATCCTCTATGATTATTTAAAATTGGAGTATAATCATATATTTTAACATCAACTAGTTGATTATCAAATATCTCTTGTAATTGTGATATTGTGTATCTAACTCTCCATGTTGAAGTTATAATTGGAATTAAATTAAAATCTGAACATATTTTATTATAAATATCAATAGATTTTTTATTCCATTTTTTCTTATAGTTTGTATTTAAAACTCCATCTATATCAGTAAAAATATAATTACTCATAAACAAAATCTATATTATAACCTTTTATACTAAAATTTAGATATAAAATATCTCTTAATACACCTTCATATAAATATAAATCAAAATCATATCCAATTATTTGTAGTTCTGGTATATAAGTAATAATTTGATCAATAACTAAATTTTTTAATGCTTGAGTTGTAACCTTAGTTTGCCATAGGTAATATTCCAAGTTTACACCCATATTATCATCTCCTAACACATCACCTTTGTTGCTAAACAAAATCATTTCTAGTTTTTGTACTATTACTTCAATTTCATCATCTTCAACAATTTTATCTATAACATATTTTGGATGTCCAGGATATCTTATACCAAAATCTCTCACATCTTTTAGTGCCATTTTAAACCTTATTTTTATTATATATATAAAAAAATATAGATTACAAATGGATGAACTAAATTTTATATCAGTGATAGATTATATAGGAGAAATAAATAATGGTGTGGCTGTATTATTATCAATGAAAATTGAAGATAAAATATATGAGTTAGCATATTGGTTCGATCAAAATGATGAATATATGATATCTTGTGATAATAAATTTTTAAATGATTTTAAAGTTAAAGATATATATGAATATAAAAACTATAAGAAATTGGCTTATTATATACACAATTTCGTATTGGATAATAAAGATGAAATATTTAAAGAATTTCTAACTAAATAATATTATATTTTAAATTTATTAATTAACTTCTGTATGTTACACCTTTCCAAATGATGTTTACTGTACTAAATCCTTTTGTTAAAGTAGGATCTTCTCCAAAATATATACCATTTCTGTCACTCCAACCACCTCTTAATACTATTAATTCATTTGTTCCTATAATAATATCACCCAAAATTGGATCAATACCAAGTGATTTTTTTGGATCAAATTTAGATGAATTTGTATAGGAAATTACAGTGCTATTACTAATAGAATTTGATGGTGTAATACCAACAATTGAACTTGAATAATTTGGACTTGTGTTATTGGTACTAATATCATTATTTATTGAGTTCGCATTATTGGTGTTTGTTGTTATAGTTTTATATTGTTCTGTTGATACATTAACTGAACTTGAATTTGCAACATAAGTTGATTGTAATATGTTTGATTGTGTAGATGATAATAATGCTCCATCTCTTTGATAATCTTCATTGTCTTTTCCTACGAATTCTAAGTTAACAGAATCTATACCATCAATATCTTTTAATGATGTAATTAAGTTTGCTTTAACAATTCTATCATATCTACTATATGATGCAAAATATGAAGATAAAGTATCTAATACTTGTTCTCTTATATTCTCTTCTGATGTATCATCATATCTTCTAATAAAAATATTTACAATATATTTTTTTATTGATGGATCAATTATTTTAATAGTAGAAGATATACTAACTATACCCTGTTTTTTAATATAATTTATTACTCTATCTTTTTCATTTTGATCAAGATAAAATGCATCAAAAGGAACATTAAAATAATTAACAGTTGAAGAAAAATAATCAGTTATTCTTGGTATTAAATATAAATACATTTCATTAATATTAACATCATCTAATACACCATCAGCATTAATATCAATTTTAATCATATCTAATGTATTGAAAGCATTAACTTTTGAAAACATATTCAACTTTTTAAGGTGATATATAAATTGATCAGGAGTAGCAAGAACAAAATTTCTTGATACATAAGGAATGACAGATTTTGTATATTCTACACTTTCACCATCACTAGCAAATTTAACATCAGTTTCTATAAAAACATCAAATAAAGTATCTGCTTGTAATACATTACCATAACTATCATATATATCATTAATAAAAGTAAAATCATTATTTTTATTGTTTAATATATTACCATATAAGCCATTTGTAGTCAAATATTTTACTTCAATGGTTGATCCTAGATTTGGTATACAACCATGAATACCATTACCAAAATAAATATCTAATCCTCCGTTGAATCCAGTTCTTGTACAACACGCATATTCATCTTCTAGCATATCATATATATGATCTCTTATTTGTAAGACTATACCATTTAATGATATTTGAAAATCAAAGTTATCAATAGTAGTATTATTACTAACTGTGACTTGATATGATTGTGATAAAGTTCCATCACCTGTGAATGTTTGTGTTTCATATTTTCCTTGTACTAAATTCACAAAAAATTGACAACCTGATGTTAAGGTGTAATAATTTCTATATGTACCTGTTTTTATTGAATAATATAGGTTATTTGATTTGTTTTTTATTTGTGTCTCATCATATATCACTACTTTACCTTCAGATACTTGTTTAGAAATATCTATTCCTTGTTTAAGTTTAAATTTAAGTGTGCCTTTTGCTGATATTGCTCTTGATGGGTTATGACCAGATATCCTAGCAATATTTCTAATTGTTCTAGTTGAAACAGATTGATCTATATCTAATTGTCTAACAGTATTTTTCACATATAATAAATTTTGAACAAAAAATTCTTTAACTACTGTCAAAATTTGTCCATATGGAGAAGTAGAATTATAAAGAATACTAGATTTTTTATATATTGAACTTATCCAATTGTTAAGTTGATCTGTCAAATTAGAATAATTTAATTCTATACTATTGAAAATTCTATTTAGTTTTGATAGTCTTGCCACTATGTTATGTATTATTTTTATTTAATGTATTTTTTAATATTTTCACCTATTACACCAATAAGAGTTTTTAAATTTGTTTCTTTGTCTTCATATATATTATCAAATATTTTAAATTTAAATATATATTCATCATCATTATCTTTTTTAATTGTTAAATCCACATTTTGGTTATTACTTAATGATAAATTAAAATTAAAAAAAATTGATTTACATGGCATAATAGATATTCTTTTATTATCAACATTAGTTATTGATATATTACTTACTTCATTATCTTCAAACCATTTGTTAATTAATGTAGCAGGTGATTTAATAAAATCAGATAATATTTTAATATTATCACCAAATTTATTTTCTTTGAAAATAGTTTTAATTTTAGTTTCAAAATCATCTAAACTTGAAAAATTTATTCTAATATATTCACAATTTATGTCATATAAATATGTAAAATAATTTTTAGTCAGCCTTGATTTTGTGTTGTCTGTATTAAAAATAATCTTAGTGTAGATAATATTGATATCATCATATAAAATTTTATTCATAGATATGACTAATCTCAATTCTTCTGTGCTATTTATTTTTTCATAAACAGTGTCAACAGATAATACTTTTGTTGTATCAAAAACTGTTTTTATTTTATTAACTAAATCTTCAATTAATATGCTCATATTTTATATTATTTTATATGTTATACTATATCTATTTGCAAACGTAGATGTATTACTACCATCAATTCTCAAAATAGTTGCTTGTAATCCTCTATAATAGCTTACTCTTGGTTGTCCAAGTATTATATATCCACATACATCAGATTGCAATAAGTTTATTGTTATTTCTGTTCCACTCTTATCAAGTATTGTATATGCATCGCTATAATCAATAAGATTACCATTTGTATCTTTAAAATAAAGATTTTGTATATATACAATATTATCAATTTTAAACATATCTTCTGTCAATGTAATTTTAACATAGTCTCTTTCAACACAAGATGTTAATCCAGTAAATACACTAGTTGTATTAACATAAATATTTTCATTTAAATAAAAACTATCTTCGAAAGTTGATGTAGATGGTGTTAAATTCACATATTTTCCTGAAACTATATCTTTTGGTGATTGTACATTAAAAATATTTACTTCTGTTATAGTATTATTATAATTAAATAACATATTAAAGTATAATTTCTGAGAATACTGAGCATAATTAGGTTTAATTAATATCTCCAATTTTTGCTTATTTTTAAGATCTTTATCTAACATAACAATAACATTTCCACCATCAGTAGAAATATCATCATTTATTATATTCAATAACATATTACTTGAAAAATTTAATGATATTGGATATGATGCACCAACATTAGATAAATTATAATTATATGCTTCAGATAAACTAATATTTTTTATTTCATCATATGCAACATTAATAACATTCATTTTTAATTTAGGATATATACCTGAATAATCTACTGAAATTGTAGCAGAATCAGAATTAACAAATTGATTTGTAGAATATAATTTTAAAAGTTCCTCCATATTTTTCATTCTACTTTTTAAATCATCTATATCTGTTTGAGAATATATCAAACTTTTCATTTCTTGTATATCAATATTTACTCTTATAAATTGTTGTATAATATTAACAAAGTTTTCATTCACTTGATAAGATGTTTTCATCATCTCATTATACATATCAAAGCCAAACATATTATAAATAGTACTTGGATCATATGTCAATGGTTGAACATCATTATCAATATTATAGTTAATGTTTAAGTTAAACATATATGATAATCCATCATGTTCACCATTTGTAACCAATTTATGATATGGTGTTATTTCTGTTGCAAAACTATCATCATCATTATCAGGATTATTTAAAAATTCAATACCATATAAATTAACATATGAATGAATATTATTATTATCGTCCCTTTCAACTAATTCATAATACCATAAAATAGCATTAAAATCAAAATCTTTTGGTGCTTGTCCTTGAATTGATATAGAACCAAATTCATCAAAATTTTTACATTCTAATCCAGGAATATTCATTTTATAATAATGATTTCTATCAACATCAAGAAATACACCATCGATATTATCTGAATTGAAATCTGTCAATTTTTCAATATAATCGTCAGCATTTAAACCAGTATTATCAGGTAATAGAACACCATAATAATCACCTTGATATCTTACACTATCACCATCAGAACACAAATATGTATTGTCTACTGTATCAAACTGACCATAGAAAGAACCAGGATAATCATATGGATTGGTTCTTATCATAGAATTTAAACTTTCAGCTCCAACTATCTCAGTTTGAATTTCGTTAGAAAGAATAGGTATTTCTAAATTTGGATAATAATTAGTATTATTTCTTGTTCCAAATAGAATTGTTGGTGTTTGTCCTGCTTGGTGTGGAATATATGCAGTTACTTCTTGACCTACTCTAGATGCTGTTTGAATATTAGTTATTTGATTAATTTCACCAACATATTCAACCAATCTGTGATAATCTAAATATATATATGTAGATGTTAACACAGGTATACTACCAGTAAATCCAGTATTTAACCATATATAAGTATTTCCACTACCAAATTCTACATATTCTATATTATATGTTTGACCAAATGTTATAGCAGATAATGTAGATATATCTATTGAATTATCACTTTTTAATATGATTGGATCACCAACTTTAAACTTTGCAGTTTGTCCTGAAATTGTAAATTTTGGTGTACGATTACCATATGTATCTAAATGATCATCACTTTCATATACTTCAGTTGTTTGATAATCAATGACTTCTCTTTCTTTCCATAAATATTTGCGGAAATAATCAACATCAGTTACAGTTGATTTATTTGGATTATCAAAATCTGATAGGTTTTTATCCCAATCTACTTTATGAACAGCAGGTTCAAAATCAATTAAATTCAATTTTCTACACCATTTAAAGAATATTTCTTCAGTTGGTGTGTATCTTTCTGCGATATTATAAAAATCTGTGTTAGAATTTATTCTACTTTCATGTATAGATGTATCATAATTTGCAACATAATTTCTTAAAGATTCTACTAATTGTTCTGATAATTTTGATGGTGTCGCTGTATTTGGATCATCACAATAAAATGGTGCAGAACCTGAATTAGATTTAGGAATAAATTCCATTACTCCATTATTAAGATTGTCACTTGATGTTGTTTGTCTAGGTATATTAAGTAATGCAAATTTTGTAAAATTTAAATCGTAATAATCATTGTAATTAGCTAGATTTAAATCATTTGCGGAGCTTGGAAAAGCGTAGAAAGATGTGCCCCTAGCCTTAAAATTCTTATATAATGGACATGACATAATTATTTATTTTATTTTTATATATTAAAATTTCAGATAGTTCATTTTGTGTTTTTTACAAAATGTCTTCATATTTATTATATATAAAAATAATACTCTCATAAAAAACAAAAAAAGAGTGATAATTTTATTATCACTCTTTTTTATTATTCATACCACAATCTCTTAGTTAATTCCATTCTAATGAGACTAATATCAATTTCACAATCAATATTTTTATCTTTATCCAATGTTAGAATTGCATCTTCATTTTCAGCTTCATATTTTTTTAACATAGACTTTAATTTTTTTGTTTCAGTTAGTTCATATTTTTCTATTGTTCTCATTTATTGTGTTTTTGATAGTTTATTAAGTTTATTTATTCTTTCTTCTTTAAGTTTTCTTCTATTATCTTCTATTATATTAACAAATTTATCATAATGAAGTTTTATAGTTAGATTTTCAGTTATATATTCATTATATTGAATATTACTTCTTAAATTTTCAGCTATATATTTTGCATATTCAATATTTTTAGTTACATTTTCAACTATATATTCATTATATTGGATATTACTTCTTAAATTTTCAGTTATATATTCTATATATTTCATTTATTATTTTGTTTTTATATAGTTATAATTATTTCATTAGTTTAAATATGATGTTTCGGATTTTCTTTAAAAACATCACCTTTACATATATATGTCATCCTAGCATAATCATCTAATATATATGTGAAAACATTAAATCCTCTTTTGAGAAATCTACTTTGAAAATTATCATATACACTTTCATCAAAATTAAAAACACCGTGGTGATATTCCACTGATATACAACGTATTTTATCTAAATTATCATCTGATAATCCTTCAAATATCATTAATTCTGCACCTTCTGTATCAACCTTCAAAAAATCAATATGATCAATATTATTAACATATATTATATCATCTAATGTTATAGTTTTAACAAATATATTTTTATGCTTAAAATGACCAGGTTCTCTATCAAATTCTGTTTCAATAATTGTATGACCGCCATTACTACTATCTGTATATAACAGTTCCACAATTTCATCACTTTTATTTGATACTGCTAAGTTAAAAACATCAATAGTTTGGTTGTTTTTTTTATTTAAAATATAGTTTTCAGGAAAAGGTTCATACGATAGTACTCTTGATGCACCATTATCAACTGCATATGATGAAAATAATCCTATATTACCACCACAATCTACAACGATATCACCTTTGTTTATTTTACAATCACCTTTAAAATAATCATCTCTGGTATATATTTCATGATATGCTACAGATTCAGGATATTTGACATTAACTCTTTTACCCCAATTACCTATTATTATTTTAGAATCATCTTTTAGATCCACCAATTCACTTGTATTATGAACATAAAATTCATTTTTCATATTTTTATAATATTTTTAAGTTTATCTTTTCGTTTATCAAACATTTCATTATATAATTTCTCATAAATGGGTGTTTCACATTCTTTCCAATATATTCTATCATCACCATATACAATATCAGGTAAATATTTTGTTAATGGTTTTGCATTTTCATTTGTTGATAATACAGTCCAAGATTTATTTAACTCTTTCTTCCAATTGATGCTTAAACCATACCAAACTATTGCACCATATATATCTATTCTTCTTTCAATTAGATAATCATCCTCTCTATATATTGCATTAGGTTCTGCTAATGGTTTATCTAATAATAACCATTCTGATTTGCTATGTAATTTCATTTTTTAATAATTTTAGTTCTAATAATTTTATTCTTCAAACTTTTTTAAAATATTAAATTGATTAATAATCAGCCTGATGATAATGACACACCAAATATTCGGGAGCTTTCTCTAATTTTTTAAATCTTAATCCCATACTTACTAATTTAAATAAAAAAAGCCAATCATGTCCATAACCTGTTGACCAACAACCTTTTAACTCTGGTAAATTTTTATGACTTATTGAACTAGTTCCAATACTTGCCCATCGTGGTTCAACTATTCTTATTTGCATTTTTTTGAATGTACTATCAAGAACTAAATAGTCATTATAATACACCAAATCATAATTATCTAAATCGAATTGTTCAACAATTTTTTGTATATGATTTGGTCCTAATATATCATCAGAATCCAAATAAGATATTATATCACCATCAGCAAGCTGAAATGCAATATTTCTCATATCACCTGAATATAATTGTTGTTTAGGAATTTGTATTATTTTTATATTTTGATCATTTACAAAATATTTATTGAATAATTCGACAGTCAAATGACAACCATCTGATACAATTATCAATTCTTTGTTTTGATATGTTTGCTTTTTAAAACTATTTACAGCTCTGATAAATTTTTTCTCTCTATTTGTTGCTGAACCTGGATATGGCAATAAATAACTTGCCATAATAACACTAACTTTAGGATTATTCATAAACTATTTAATCATTTTTAATTTTATATTATAAAATAATTAAATAGTTTATTAAAAATGATGTAATCAAATAGTTTATTTTATTGATAGTTAATAACTATATTTAATTATAATGGATCATAAATAAATTCCCAAACACTTTCATAAATATAACTAGCAATAACATCTTGATCAAATGTTATTTCATATAATATATCATCAATATATTCAATTCTATAATTTGTATTAACATTATTAACTTTAAAACACACATAATCTGTATTTAATAATTCAGATAACTTTGAATTATATGAATTGTTAAATACTATAATGCTGTCTGTAACGTTTTGAATTGCAATATATTTTATTGTATTATTCAAATTTTTTATTTCTGATTTTGAAATAATTATCCAATTTAATCCAGTACTTTGAATACTTACACATTCATTAGGATTAATAGTTAAATATCCACCGTCAATATATTCTGGACCATCTGGGGTTATATTACAACTATACCCATCGCATTTTATTACGTATATTTGTCCATTTGCATCAATTGCTGTTGGTAGATAAATAGAAGATAATGTAGAACCAGAATAAAATATAGTAAAATCTGTAGTTAATATAGTATATTCTGATGTTATATACTTATAATTTGTACTAAATCCTTGAGTTTTTGTATTTCCTGTAATATGTAATGATGATCCATCAAATATTAAATTGTTTTCAGAATTTGCTGTATTTGTCCCATCACTGGTTAATAATCTATTATTAGTATAATTATGTATTGTGTTAAATCCAGTACCTGAACTACCTGATGTACCTGATGTACCTGATGTACCTGATGTACCTGATGTACCTGAACTACCTGATGTTCCATTTGTACCTGATGTTCCTGATGTTCCTGATGTACCTGATGTACCTGATGTTCCTGATGCACCTGATGTACCTGATGTTCCTGATGCACCTGATGTACCTGATGTTCCTGAACTACCTGATGTACCATCTGTTATACCAGATAATATATAATTTTCCAACTCATATATTGTTATATTTTTAGGATTGGTAGTATATGTAGTATTATCAATTGGAAATTTACCATTGACTAAATTTGTCTCATTATCTAAATCTCGTATTCTTATTATATTTGGCATTAAATATGTTTATTATTTTTTAAAATATTTTTTTATAAATAAATCATTTGTTGTGTATTGATATGTTATTTAAACTAATTTCAGTTATATTATTTATTTTAATTAAATATATATGATTTAAGACTATTCCAACAATCAATTATTATTATTTATAGTTTTAATAATCAATTTAAATTATGGTATATCTTGTATAATTATATTAAATACAAATACATTATCACCTAGATCATCTATCAAATTAAATACACATTGTAAGTAAGTATCATAAGTATAATTGATTGTAAATACCGAAGGTTCAGCCAAAAGATATTCAGCCAAACAAGTTATATTATTAATATAATTGTTACCTGAATTGATCATAGTAAAATTAATATTTTCAAATATTGTTTCAGTAGTATTAGTTAATATAACAGGAGTATTTACGTCAGTAGCGCCAGACGACACAGAACTAGAACTAGTAATATTATACATAGTATTGCCTGATATTTCCCAAGTATATTCGTCTACTGGATAACTACTATCATTCTGAACTGAGAACCTATATGTATATGTTTTTAATGTTGTTGTAGTAGTAGTAGTAGTAGGTTTGTATGATGATATGATAATCCATTCGTTACCATTACTTTGGAAGATAATACTATCTTTTATATTAAGAACATAATTATTACTATATTCAATTAATTCTGTTCCGTTAGGCTCTATTGTGACAGAATCACCTTGATTTTTTATAGTATATAATTGTCCAATTGTGTCAAATACAGCAGGAAGAGTTAATGTAAATGGTGATGTACCATAACAAAGTATAGTACAATCAGAAGTTAGTGCAGTGTAAGCGGACGTTATATAAGTATAATTTGTAATAAATCCTTGTGTTATTGTATTTCCAGTAATAGCTAATATTGATCCATCGAATGTTAAAGCACTTTCAGCATTAGCACTATTTGTTGAACCATCACTAGTTAACACTCTATTATT